GTCGTGTCGCTACCCGCGAGCAGTCGACCAGCACCCACCTGTGCGGTGTAGTCCTCATCGAACAGCTCGAAGACCTCGCCAGGCACGACCAGTTGACCTTCAGGACCTACGTCGAAGGTGACCATCTCCGTCTGGTTCAGCACGGTGTCCAGGTACCACTTGCCGAAGCGAATGGCCTGTGGCTCACCAGTGCAGCCGTACGCGGCGATGTTCGCTGGGTTGTAGCCGTACTTCGCGATGCCGGTGGCGTCCTCAACGGAGGAGACGCGCTGTTGGTAGCGGTTCGCGGGGTCGTTCCAGGTGACGTTCGCCACGGTGTTCCGCTGTTGCAGCGAGGTGCCACGGTACGACGGATGCCCGATGATGTTGCTCTTGCTGAAGATGTGGCTGACGTCTGTTGGGCGGTCTTGGCTCACGGTCACCTGACCGCCCATCCACATCAGCTTCGCGTTCATGACGGACGCGACCTTGTTCAACAGGTCAATCGCGACCTCACCTTGGCTAATCTGGTAGTTGAAGGAGAAGCGAGGTGCGCTCTTCGTCACCCCATCGTAGGTGTAGTCGACGAGCTCGCTGTTGTAGACGGAGGCCTCGTAGAAGGAGTACCGGTCAACGATGTCGGGACTGAGGCCAAGGCCCCAGCGAGTGTTAGTGAGGAGCGCGTACACAACCCAGGCCGGGTCGTTCGTCCAGGCGTTACGGAAGGTACCATCCCAGACGCCAGTGAAGACACGGGTCTTCTCGTCGTAGTTGCTTGGCACCTCAACGATGAGCCCGTAGAGCTCAACCGCGCGAGTTGGAATCTGGGTGCTGTTGACGGCAGCCGCGTCCACCTGCACCCCCATGTACGCGACATCGGGGTAGGTGAGGGAGGCGTTCTGCTGCAGTTCGGTGAAGTACACCCAGGAGGTGTTGTTACGAAGGGTCGATGACGCGTTGTCGGGTGTGATGCGACGAACCCGCGCTTCCCAGAGGGTGGCGCCTGGCCGCTCAACGCGGAAGGACTCCTGGTAGGCGCTGGTCGTCTTGTCGTTGTAGACAATGGAGCGGGCGAGCTGCCAGGCGCCGGATGAGGTCAGCTTCACGTCAATCGCGAGCTCCACCGTCGTCGCCAGCATCGCGTTGTTCGCGGTGTCCTGTGCGTACAGCCCCTGTGGGAGGGCGATGGTGACGACAATGGCGTCGACGTCCGCGGAGGACACAGTCTGCACCACTGGCGCCGCTTGCGTCACCTCGGTGTTCACGGTGATTGGGCTGCCGGTGTACTCGAAGCCAGGGATTGGGTCTTGAGTTGGCAGGCCATCACGGATTGCCCAACCAACCTTGCCACCGAAGTTGAGGGTGCCGTCATTGTTCGTCAGCGGGGTGTTGTTCAGGAAGATGCTCTTGCCACCCAGCACTGGTCCGAGGATGGGGCCTTCGCCCCAGGCCTCGAGGGTGCTGACGATGACGTTGGCCCGCAGGGTGTTCTCGTCCTCACGGAAGGTCTGGCCACCGCCACCCTTACCGCCACTACCACGAAGTTCGTTGTTCATGTTCGCTCCTTAAGCTGTTCCAGTGCCAACACCGGCGGCATCGCCGCCACCGCCACCACCGCCCTCACCAGTGCTGCTGTCACCGCCGCCGGACATGCCATCGCCACCTCCACCACCGTTGTACTCGTAGGGGTCAGGTGGGGTAGTCGCGGTGCAGGTGAGAGCCTGTGTGAAGGTGTTGAATGAAGAGGTGCAGTTGATGCTGACGTTGACGGTGATGTCAGTTGATGCAGTGAATGAGACATCACCGTAGTAGGTGATTGCGATGGTGTAGCCGGCACCGGAGTACACCGCGCCGCCAAGGTTGCCAGACACATGGTTGCTGGTGACCGTCGTTGTGTTGCCGTCAATGACGTAGCTGGTGACGTACGGCGAGACTAGACCCACGTCGTTCGCGAAGATGTTCATGCCCACAGTGGTGTTCGTTGCCGCGCTGAGGGTGTCAACCATGCCGATGGCTTGACGCCGTGCTTCAATCGACTGGCTGATGGTGTAGCTGCCAACCAGGAACTTGCCGAAGACGAGCTGAACACGACCACCCTGACTCTCACGGTTCTCAGGGCCGTTGAAGAGGGACGACTTGTCTTGCTTACGAGAGCCATCTTCAGTTGACGGCACGTCCGTCATGCTCATCATGATGGCGGAGACGGCGTAACTGACGGCGACGACAATGGCAACGTAGGCAACGGCGTACGCGGCGTAGTAAGCCGCAGTGCCGACCTCGAAGAAGTACGCGGCGACGAACTCCGCACCGCCTGCACTCCCCTTCGTGCCGACTCCAAGGTGCAGCTCCGGCCAGGTGCTGAAGGAGAGCCCCAGTTCATGTGTCTCCAGGAACGTGTGCTTCTTCGTCTCCGGGTCCGCGAGCATGATGCAGAGATCGGTGTGCTGCAGCAGCTCCCGCTTGAAGCCGGGATGGAGTAGGCTCAGACCAGACAACAACTCACGGAAGTTGTTGGCGTGCAGCCGGTACGGACCAGCGCCGAAGCGCTTCGCCAGTGGGCCGTGGAGGAAGATGGTACGAATCATGCGGTGTACCTCAGGTAGTGAGTCGCGAAGCGGTCGTAGTCCGACAACTTCTGCAGCTTGCTCTTGTGGTTGGTGAAGTGATGGATGATGGTGTCTGGACCAACAACCACCGCGCCGTGGTTGACGACTGGTGACCGGATCTTGTAGAGGATGACGTCGCCCACCTTCAACTCGCTTCGCTTGATGAGCGTGAAGCCGGCGTCCGCGAAGTTCTCGCTGTAGTGGTCCTTGCCGGACTCCCACCAAGACCAGCCGCGAGCGTAGTTCTTCAAGTTGATGCCGAGTTCGAGGAAGTAGTAGTCACGAATGAGCGAGTAGCAATCAGTTACACCATGCACGAAGTAGCGGTCAAGGAGGGGAGGCCGATTGCCATCGTCCAGCCAGAGGATGGCGGAGCACCCTTGTCCGTTGCAGCTGACGATGCCCCAGGGGATGGTGTCGGCAATCCAACTGCGCATGTCCTGCTCGCTCGGCCATTCAACGAGGTCCTTGCTTGGAGGGCGGGTCGGGTCGAATGGATGGGAATGGAGGACGGCTTGAATGTCACCGGTGGCGCGATGCCCAAGCAGCTCCGTCGGGTTGATGTAGAAGTCAGTCCGTGGGTCGTCGGCGCTGTTGCTGCACCTGACGTACTTAGCGTCGATGAGCAGACCACAGCACTCCTCCGGCCAGACCTCACAGGCGTGCGCTTGGAAGTCAGCGAGGGCGGCTGGAGTGAGGTCCATCAGTACGCTCCGCGGTAGCGGCTCAGGCCTGGGGCGTAGACGTTGTGGGTGGTCTCGTCCTTCAGGTACTGGCGACGTGGGAGGATGGTGTTGGCGCGGTCGAGGGGTGACGCGAGCTGCCAGGTAATGGACTGCGCGTCGTGCTGCACCTTCTGCTCCACGAAGTACAGCTCCGTCACGCTCTTCTTGCTCGGATCAGCTTCAGGCTGCCCGTCAAGGTACTTCTGGAAGGTGAAGAAGCGCTGCACCTCCATGCCAACGAGGTCACCGAGGCTGACGATGGCGGACAGGAAGGTCTGCGTCACGTTGCTGACCTGGAGGGTTGGACGCGGCATGGTGCCGGAGGTGCTGACCTCCCAACCGAAGGACGAGAGCGGGAAGCAGGTGTAGGTGACGCCGTTGAAGGTGATGACGCCCAACTCACTTGGGGTTGGCGTCAAGTGGTACACCGTTCCACCAATGGCGGTGGCATCGAAGCGGTAGAGCTCAACGATGCCACTCGACTGGTTGAGCTTGCGCAGTTCTTCGGAGTAGGTAGTCATTAGAACACCTGACGGAGGGTGAGGGAGATGTTGTAGATGTTGCCGGCGGAGAAGGTCTCAGTGTAACCACTGTTCGTGACCTTGAACTTCTTCTCACTGGATGAGCCAGGTGGCGTCCAGGTAAGGATGTCCGTCTGTCCAACGGCGTCAAGAACGGCGACGACGGCATCTCTCTCACTCGCGGTCATGTTCTCCCACTGGATCGACCAGTTGTCAAGTTGGCTGTTGATGCCATCGGGGACGTCATGCGAGTACCCGTCGCCGTAAGCGGCGGACAGGACACGTTGAGTGCGAGTCCGTGTGGCGGACTGGCTGAGAAGGGAGGTGTGGGGAAGAGCAGCCATGAGAGAACTCCTAAGAGGGGAGGAGGG